ATGGCGGTTGGGTATTTTATCCGGCTGATGCTGGTAAGTGGTCATTTCATTATAAAGAGATGATGGAATTTATCAACAATGAATTTTATCAGAAATTTTCAGGAGGGAGTGGGCTATGACTTACACATACATAGTCAACCCAGAAACTGGCGAAATCCTGTTTGACCTGGTGCACGACTTAATCACACAGAATATTAGAGCGATTAAAATAATCGCAAAGAAATTGAATGCGGTACTCCGCTAGAAAAGAGAACAAAATGGAAAAAGAAGTAACTAAATCGGCAGTATTAGAAAAAGCAAATGAAATTACAGAATTAGCAGAAAGCATTGTTGATGAAATTCAAGAAACATCAGAAACATATGTTGAAGCAATTGATAAATTACAAGCTATGAAGTTAGAGACACAATTAGATAATTTCATCTATTCAACTTTACATTTACGAATGGTACAAGAAAAGCCGACCGTAAAGGATCGACTTAGATTTGATTAAAGAATACCGCTCAGGCGATTTTCCCGACTTTGTTTGTCGGATAACTTGCTAGATTCTTGTTTAAGTTGGTATTGTACTATCTCGTCAATTGCGTTTGATAGATTTTCAGTGAATTCAATACCATGTTTTTCAAGAATAGATTTAATTAGTTCTTGATTCATCATTACTAGACCTCCTCTCATAAAACTAAGCAAATACCGCAAATATCTGCTCACAGTAATTATAGCACTCGGAGGATTAAAACGCATACATAGAAAGGACATTAAAAATGTTTGGATTCAAAACAGAAGAAGAAAAAATGAAGCTTGCTGATTATGAACAGTTAGCTAGCGATTATCGTGATTTAGCAGAACATGACAAAGCTATGGAAGAAAACCGCGATGAATGGATGAGCTATGCAAAATCACTAGAAGCTCGTGTTGATTCATTAATCGAACTAAATAATGTTTATTTGACTGAACTTTCAATACGTCGCAAGAATGATGAAACACGCCAAAAGTTAGCGGTGGTGAAATGAACGCAAAAAAGCCCCGTTGGCAGACGGAGCTAGGTATATGTGTATACCTTCATTATAACAAATAGGAGGAAAAATGGATAATACAATATTCGAACTTAAATCAAATTATGAGTTTTTGCAGGATCAAATAGAATCTGATCCAGAAAACGAAAACTATGAAATGCTTAAAGACACTTTGGAATCAATCACTGATGAATTTGAAGTTAAAGCAGAAAACACAGGCTATGTTATTAAAAACATTATGGCTAAAGCCAAAGCTAAACGTGAAGTGGCGAAACAACTACAGTCAGAAGCGCAATTACTTGAAAAGCGTGCCTACTCACTGCTTTCTTATATTGGTGAAGCGATGGAATCAATGCAACTTAAAAAGATTGATGGAGTCGTTAACAATTTCAGGTTTCATACTTCTAAGAAATTAGAAATAACGAAGCCTGAAGAAGTACCAATTGAGCTATGCAAAGTTGAACCAAACAAGACTAAAATCGCAGAGTTAATGAAAGCTGAGGGAACTGATGAGTTTGATTACGCACATTATGTTCCGTCGAAAAATATCGGGTTGCAAGGTGTGAAGTTTAGTGAAACAGCTAAAAAGGCGGTGAAACATGGAAATTAAAAAAGCTTCTGAATTACAGAAAGGGAGTAATTTCTCTGCTTTAATTTATGCACCACCAGGCACTGGCAAAACCACTACTATTAAATATTTACCTGGCAGAACGTTAGTGATTGATGTTGACCGTACAACCATTGTACTTGCTGGAGAAGAAAACATTGATATTGTCTACGCTGATCTGAATGATACTGAGGTCGGTTTTAAGAAGATGCTTAAAGAAATCCATGATGAATATATTAAGGACTATGACAATATTGTTATTGATAACATCTCAGAATTAGAGCAAGCATGGCTGGGCGAAAAGGCTAAATTGAGTCGCACTAAAGATGGGCGAGCAATGGGTATTCCAGAAATGGGCGATTACAATAAATTCTCATTTTTTCTTACAGATCTAATTCGTTATGTGAATTCATGGGAAGGCGTTAATAAAGTTTATACAGCTTGGGAAACTACTAGGCAGATTGAAACACCTGGCGGACAAATTTACAACCAGTTTATCCCTAAGATACGTGAAAAGATTATTGAAAACGTTATGGGATTGGTAAACATTGTAGGTCGTCTTGTAATTAGTGAAGAAACTGGTAATCGTGGTTTTATCTTGCAGCCATCTAATAGCACTTTTGCTAAGAACCAGCTTTCTGATGCTAAATTCGCAAAGCAAGAAGAGATTTGGAAGTTTGGGGGCGATGAGGAATAGCATATGAACTTTTCGACTATCAGAAAGAACTAATCAGTGAAGCACGTTCTCATATTGCTAATCAAAACGTCATGATCCAATCTCCACCCGGTTCTGGGAAATCAGTAGTTATATCAGAAATAGCTAAGTTGGCTACCGAAAAAGGAGGTCGTGTCTTATTTTTAGTGCATCGCAAAGAATTAATTGATCAGATTACTAACAGCTTTAAAACGCACGGAGTCCTAATGGACAACGTTCAACTCTTAACCATTGGTAAAGCTAAAAATAGGCTACCAGTCCTTAATAAGCCAACACTTATCATTACGGACGAAGGCCACCACGGTAAAGCTTTAACCTATCAGAAAATATATCAGTTTTTCGATGATGTACCAAGGTTAGGATTTACAGCGACTCCCTGGAGGATGTCAGGAGATGGGTTCAAAGATACGTACGACTATATGATTGAAGGAAAAACCGTTGAGTGGTTGATTAATAATAAGCGATTAGCCCCTTACCAGTATTACAGTCTTCCTTCTATTGATGTTTCAAAATTACGTATTAAAAACGGCGATTATTCTAACCAGTCTATTGATGATGCGTTAGGAAAAACAATTTTTGGTGACGTTGTACACGAATATGTAAAGCATGCATTCGGTCAAAAAGCTATTCTCTACGCACACTCTGTAGAAGCCTCTCAGAGCTTTGCTAAGGAGTTTCAAGAATCTGACATAAAAGCGGTTCACGTTGATGCTAAAACCCCTAAGAAAGAGCGAGATAAGCTCATGCAAGATTTTAGAGCAGGCAGAATAAAAGTTCTGTGTAATGTAGATTTGATTTCTGAAGGCTTCGATGTACCTGACTGTACAGTCACCATTTTATGCAGACCCACTAAGTCACTTGTTCTATTCTTACAACAGTCCATGCGTTCCATGCGTTATCAACCTCGAAAAACTGCAATCATCATCGATAATGTGATGAATTGGGATACGCATGGTTTACCAGATACGCATCATGATTGGAAAAGTTACTTTGAAGGTGGGTGGAAAAAGAAAGGACAAAAAAATACTGTTCAAGCTAAACAATGCCCTGAATGCTCCGCGATGTGGCCATTATCACAGAAAATGTGTGACTTATGCGGTCATGATTTCAGCATTGAAGAAAAACGTGAGAAATTACGTTTAGAAGCAGAGCTTGAACTTATCGAAAAAGAAAAGGTAAAATTAAAAATTTTATCTGAGAAAAAATTCGGTTCTGATTTGAAAAAGAACTGGAAAATTGCTCAAGCTAGAGCGAAAGTAAATAAAGGAAATCCATTAATGAAACTCCTTTATTTCTATGCAAAATCTGATTGGGCTTCAGCATCGACTGAAGAAATCGCTGAAGTTACAGGAAAATCAAATTATCAAATATCGCAAGCCAAAGAGTGGCTACAATCGAAAGGAATATATTAAACATGGCATTTACAACAGATTTTTCACAAGTACAAGAACACGCAGAATTCAAAGAACAACCTTATGAAATGATTGTCTTTGATGCCAAAGAAGAACCAAATATCAATGGTAAAAAACGCATCGTCATTGATTTTGTGGTTCGCAACGATGTTAAACAAGAAAAACAAAACGCACACTTATGGGATGAACAATACCCACTAACTTCGACCGGGAAATATCACAACGGAATCTTAATGGGAAAAGCGAAAGCACTGGGTATTCCCGAGGGTAAACAGTATGAATCATTTGAATCCTTCCTTGCGGATTTTAAAGGTAAGGCAGCTAAAGTTACTGTAAAGCTTGAAGAATATAACGGTAAGAAAAATCCAAAAGTGCGCTATATGAATCCTACTGATCTTCCTGACTGTCATCATACATGGAAAGAAAAAGCACCTGCTTCAAACAATCAAAACCTCGAGCCAGAAGACTTACCATTTTAAGGAGAATCAATGATAGAAATCAACGATATTGTCGATAACTTGGATCGTTTGACTACCAGAATTGATTGGGGGTCATTCGATTTCGGGGAATCTGTGATGAAAGCTGAATTAAAGAAACAACTTTTTAAAATTAAAGTTGTTGATAGCGCTGGTTTGGTTCACTTGTTTAATGATTCGAAGCGGGTTGCTGAAGAAGATATTATGTATATCACAACAAATGGTGTGAAAACTTACGAGTTCTTTTATGGAGAAGTTGGCTTAACTAAGGGCGATGAACCTCATATTTACTACAAAGTAGAAAAAAACTTTCCAGCATTCGCAAAGCTCGTTATTGATTATCTTATCGGGAGCTATACGTTTTCAAATAGCCAGCTTTACGATGTACGTTTTAAGCAGTTTCGTTTATTAGATGAATTCACTTTACAAACCAAGTATGGATTTAAAGAGTCAGCTCACATCTTAGAAATTCTCATGGGAATTCACAACAAACTTAACGTTAAACCCATTAAATTTATTGAGCCTTACCAAATAGCTTGTGAAGACTTTATTATTGATCTTCAAAAGAATGAGGTTCTAGAAGAATACCCTAAACAAAATGTTAGTTATTTCAAATACTACCCAGTTCCTTTGGAAGTAGCGGTTGATAGTAAAGCGATAGCTAAAGAATTTCTAGATTATGTTATCAATGACGAAAATAGTCTAAGTAATGCAAAACTCCAAGCCTATTACATTGCACAAGTGGCTTGTGGGGTACGAGCTAAAACAAACTTCTTTATCTCAAAATCTGGGGTACGGACGGGGAAAGGGCTCAGACACATAACGCTCTCAGGTTTGTTTAACAAGATTGATGTGGAGCTTGACACACTAAAATCTAATGGGTTTGAAGCTTTACAAGCATGGTCAATGTTCTCTGGTGGTGAAATGGCTCTGGCAACTGAGCAAGGAGACATTCAAGGTGAATCAACCGAGCGTATTTTGAAAATTATCGCAACCGAGAAAACTCACGTTGCTAGGGCGATTGGTCAAAATCAATCATTTGTTAATCTAACAAGCGTATTATGTGTTGATACAAATAGAACCGTTGCGCTATCGGATGAAATGGATGGACGGAAAGTTTTGATTCAATTTAAGGATCGTCCTAAAAACGAAACGGATATTAAACGAGAACGAATTTTTAAAAAATATTGGGATGCTTTTACAACTAAAGATAAGAATCCAGATATTTCAGGATGTATAGGTTTCTTACTAAATTCGTTGGATTACTTTAACGAACTTGAGCAAATGTACATTTGGAAGAATGTTGAAGTGTTCAATGACATTGATTTGGATGATTTTCAAACTGCTTTGATTAACGCTTTGCAAGAAATTGAATTTGTACAACGTACAGATAACGAAGAAGTTATTGCTTTATCTAATCAAGTCTATGGTAAAAATATGAACGCTCTAAATAAATCTTTATCAGAAATAGGTGTTGAAGCTATTTCTAAAAAGATTAACGGGAAAAAAGTTAGAGGATATTCTATATCTAACAAAGATAGATTTAATAAATTCATTGATGAATAGAGGTACCGAGGGTTCCGAGGTAGTTCCGAGGTTTTTTGTAAAGCTCGGTACCGATAAAACGTCAATAATTACAAAGGTTTTCAGGATAAAAATAATAAAGGTACCGAGGTTCTTACCATATATCAAAGACTAATTAAATGTTTAAGATATCTATTATATAAGGGTGGGGTACCTAAAACCTAGGTACCCTTGGTACCGAATAATCTGAAGCCTTATAAAATATAGCTTTATGGAGGTTCCGAGGTGAGCAAAACAGCACTCTCATTTTTATCAAAAGGCTATCAAGTCATTCCATTGAGCAGAAAAACAGGTACACCAATCACTCAATTTAAAGATATTCCAGTTACCGAGGAATTTATTAACAGTTTGAATTGGGAGAATTGCGATATCGCTCTATTAATGAGAGGGATATGGTGTATTGATATTGATACTCATAACATGGATGGAGAATTAGCTAAACAACTTAAGGATATGATCCATATATTTGGCGCTGATCTACTATCTGTCTTAAAAACAAATGATAATCATAATCTAGGGTTAGATGGTTATTCTTCATTATTTAATTATGAGTATAAAGAAGAAATTCTAAATAATGCTAAAAACACTTATATTGAACAAACAACAAGTGGTGGGTTACATATATTATTCCGAAAACAGGACGGAATAGATTATTCGCAAAAAATTAGTGTTCTTGATGGCATTGATATCAAAGCTAATGATAATAATTATGTGAAAATATTTCCATCAGTTGGCCGTGAAGTATTACAAGCAGTAAAAGAATTGCCGGTGTACAAAGGAAAATTTGAAAAAGAAATTTTTAGGCCACCTAAAATTGTTACTAATTATTTTTCCGAGTATCTACCTAATAAGATAACTGGTAATCATGCAGGAAAAGAAGCGTTTGATCGAGTAGCAACTGGAAGCAGTATAAATCGTAATGATGATTTATTCAAAGCGGCATGTTGGGCATTTGAAAATAATCAAGACATTTCTGATTTATACTCCATTGTTGGAACAATAAAAGGGCGGGACGTTTTTACGCCAGAAGAATTTGAAAGGACTATAGAAAGTGCAAGAAAAAAAGTCAACTTTGTCAGTTGGAATTAAAACAGAGCATGATATACAAAATGAAATTAGATTAGCTCTAGCTGAAAAAGGAATTATGTGTTTTAGAGCAAACGTAGGCCGTGTAAAGATGAAAGATGGCCGTTGGTTCGATACAGGTCTTCCCAAAGGTTTCTGTGATTTATTTGGCTTTCGCAATGACGGACAGATTTTCTTCATAGAAGTAAAGAATGGTAAAGGCCGGACATCAGAGAAGCAGGATAGTTTCATGAAGTTGGTTAAACAAAACGGCGCACTTGCAGGAATTGCAAGAAGTGTTGAGGATGCGCTGAAAATAGTAAACGGATAGAAAAATTAGGCTTTGTGCAGGAAGGACATGTAAGTCAGCGGCTATACGCCTCAATAGGACACAGCCGTAACCTAATTATTACAGAGGTGTAAGGATGACAGCATTCAGAATCATACCAACTGTTAAATTATTTAACTTAGCT